AAGATGTAGAATGTATCTAGATACTCAGCTACGATACTCTTTAATTTCTCTCGTAGTTGTTTCTCGTTCTTAAAGCCTTTAAGATCTTCAGCATGTAAGTTTAGAGCGCTATTGATTAGATCATCAATATCGTTATTTTGCTCCTCCGGCTTCTCGTCCATTCTTATTATACTTATTCAAGAACTCTGAATCTTCAACTTGTAGTACCTGGTGATCAATTAATCTTTGTACCACAACGTCAATAGAGCTCGTCTTAAGGACGTAACCTCGAGGAAATCTCTGGTTACCATCCTCAAAACTAAACAAGTATTCATCTTTGAACGGTCTATTCTCAAAGCAAGTAATGTATACTGAAGCACCTCCTGGGTCAACAAGTACCGTCCACTTACGAGAATCGTGATCGCCGTACTTATCAAACATCCTAAAGGTCACGTACTTATGATCTTTAAGACGCTTGATGAAGTAACCAGCTGTCTTTAGTTTGTTCTTTTGGTTGTTAGATAGCATCTTACTGGGTAAGTGATGAAACAATATACTTAAGCTTAATCTCTTCTGCTTCTTGCTCAAATACAACTACACCGTACTCTTTATTAACCCTAACAGTAAACGAACCACTAATATTATTAAGTAGACGAATATTATCGAAGTTAACTGGAATAGGATCAAGTTCTACCTTAACCAAGCCAATGCACATAGTAAAGTTATCAGTATTATGACGAGCCCTATCAGTAAGCTCAGCCATAAGTCTAAATCCTTCACCACCTTTATTCTCTTCAGTATAAAAGTAAAGCTTATTAGTCTCAGAAGCAAATACAGAACCCTTGAAGATCTGATTGAGAATATTACTATCAATGACAAAGCCCATATCGAACTCAAATGCATTAATCTTCTCAACATTAAGGCCTGGCTTACTCAAGAAACCCTCGTCAAATAGATGGTACTTAAACTTAACACCATTGCCCTTATACTCTAAGTTATTTGAGTTAACCTTAAGGTCAATCTCATCATCAAAGCCTACTGTCTTGAGGACATTAGTTAACTTCTTTACATCTGGAATATTCAGAGTAGAAGAGAAGTCAGTACCAGCAGCATATTCTGCATGGAGGATAAGAGTATTGTCAGTAGAAGCAACAAGACTAGAAGTCTTATCACTATCTAACTGAACAATAGCACTCTCACTTATCTTTGATAAAGAGTCTAAAAAAGCTACGAACTTTTCAGGCGACTTTAGACTTAGCTTTCTTTCTTGTTGGTTTGACATTTGTACTCTCTAATTGTAGCTTAATATCTTTCAATAGCAAGTTGCTTTCTTTAACAGCAGCAAGCAACTGATCCATCTGGCTTGGCTCACTAAAGTCCAAACCAAGTTGCTCTTCTACAACTGGAGCAGGAGCTACTGGTGCAGGTGCTACAGGAGCAGCAGCTTGAAGTTCTAACTGAGCTTGCTCAGGTGTAACAGGAGCAGGAGCTACAGGAGCTGGAGCAGCTTGAGGTTGTGGAGCAGGAGCTTGAGGTGCTGGAGCTGGCTGAGGTGGTTGTTGACTGGATGCAACAGTAGGTGTTGCCACCAACTGCTCAACCATATTCTTCATCTCATTAGACTTAGCTTGAAGCTGTGCTGATGCACCAACGATCATATCGTCTTGCTTCTTCATCTGCCCATAAGTCTGACCCATAAGCTGCATTACCGCAGCCTTGGCTTCGGGTGTCATTGGATCACTCATAACTCTTAGAGGTCGGCAAGAAGGTCATCGATGTCATCTTCAACAGAGGAAGTAGTCTCTGCTGGAGCCGGTGCTGGAGCTGGAGCTGCTTCTGCTGGAGCGGACCAAGGAGGTGTATCACCAGCGGCAGGAGTCTCAACAGTAGGCTCATCAGCCTTACAATGGAAGTGCTCATTAAGCATAGTAACAAGCTCGTCATTACTCTTAACAGGGAAGGTCTCCTTGAGAGTGTGAGTTTGACTATAGATATCCTTCTGCTGATCTTCAGAAAGATTCAACTTACCAGCAGCAGTAAAGCGAGAGGAAACATAGGTAGGATAGTCGCCTTGCTGCTCACACTTAATCTTGAAGTTAACACCTCCTTCACCGAGGTCAAAGATCTTAGCACCGAACTCAGCGGCGTCTTCACCTTCGATAGCTTCAGTAATGATCTTGTGAAGCTGCTTACCATAGCGAAGCATCTTGACTTTACCATTGTTATCAGGGTTAGTAGGATCGTCTACAACATAGACGTTAACAAGCCACTTCTCGGAACGACGGAGTTGAGAAGCTTTCTCTTTCTCAGCATCAGAACCCATACGGCTAAGCTTGAAGCGCTCCTCGTTAATAGGGCAACGCTCACCAAAGGTCTGAGGACTAAGAGCTTGGACATACTGACCGGTAGCAAAGCTATTCCAACCCATATTGTAGTAGTGGAAGAAGGTATCTGCTGGAGACTTACCATCTGGAAGCAAGCGAACGGTATAGGTATTACCTGGCTTGGTTTGCATGATTTCGGAGAACTTACTCTTACCGGACTCATTGCTGGAGGCTAAAGCACCTTTGATGCTTTCGAACATACTCATATTAAATGCACTCATATTACTTTTGTTTTTCTGTTATTATTTTAGTTACTTTGTCTTTTGTTTCTCTGGCCTTTGATTTAAGTATCTTAGAGCCAAGATATTTTGTGCGCGTAAGCGCGAAAAGGGATTTAAAGTCCTTGACGATGAAGTCCAATACGTCTCGTTCGACGGTCTTAATGATGGGTTCAACTTCAAGGGCATGTAATGTATAAAAGTTTAGCCTATGTTCTTGTAAATGCAACAGGCAAGTAGGCATATTGTTAGTAAAATGTTTTTGGTACTCTTCAAGTGTAAGAGAGTTCCTTATACAGAACTTGGCTACATACCTGAAGCCATCTTTCATTACCTCAATATTGTCATCACTATCAGGATTTGAGACTTCCTTCTCTTTCATGTAGATGGAATAGCATTTAAGTGCCTTCCTACTATTAAAGAACTTAAGGTCAAACCATTCATCCTTATTATACACACTGAATGGAGCAGCAAACCAATCTCTATAGTTAATATGGTTATGCTTAACAAAGAAGGCAGATAGCTTCTTAAGAGCTACAAAGTCAGCATCTTTCAACTTACTAAAGTCTTTTCTGAAGCGAGTAGGCTTACCCTGAGCAGTTCGGGTAGCATACAGATAGCTATTGTAGATATCTTTTTCTCTTTCAGTTACCATTCACAATGATTATAACTGATTCTAAAGTGAAATCAACTCTTTAGTGCACCCTTATTCTGATTGAGGTACTTAGTAATGTACTTTGACTCTGCAATCTGTGGTTCAAACTCAATAAACAACTTCACCAACTCAAAGTCATTGTCTACAGTTAAGAGAGTCTTGAGCATATTACGAAGCTTCTCTTCTTTTAGTACCAATACGAAAATGTTTTGTAAGGAGAGTCTCTTACCTTTAATCTGACAACAAAATGTGCAAAAGCATAACATCAAATGCTCAAGCTCTCTTTTGGTAATATCGCCTGAAGGTAGGGGTACGTTGGGTTGTTTCATTATTGAATTGGGGTAAGGGTTTTAGTCCAGTTAGCAAACGTTTCTGTTAGTTTACCTCCTGCTAAGTTATGTGCACCACCACCTTCGCATAGCTTCTCTGCCAACTTACCTAAGTTAAGTTGTACACCTCTCTGCTTTCTAAAGGATACAACTTTAGCTTCAAGGTTAACCATAATGGCTACATCAGCATCGTACTTATCAAGCATGTAGTTTGCTACTTCATTAACTTGTTTAGTCACAAATGTAGATACAACCTTATAGTCTTTGATCATACCAGCAAATTTTGGATTCTCTAACTGCTCAACAAAGGCTTTAAAGTGAAGCTTAATAGCTCCTCGTTCATGTGCAGTAAAGTCTCTTAAACCATCCTTGAATGACTCAATAAACTTCTCTGCTTTAGGTTTGTTATAGCCATAATAGATAGCATTTAGTTTGGCTGGTTCCATCTCACGTGGAAAGTCAAATGACCAGCTATCATATTGATCAATTAGATCTACTAATGCTTCCTTTTCAGGTGTTACATTAATCTTTGACTTAAACTTATCAAAAATCAATTGTGTGCAAGAAGAGTAAGGTGTTACAACAGCTTTAGCTTTAGTATACTGCTCAACAAACTTGGCATGTGTTTCGTGATGATCAACTACTACAACATTGCTGCGGTTAATTGCAATGGCTTGCTCTTCATTAAGGGATAAGTCACATACAAAGATCTTGTCAAAGTGATCAAGAGTGTTCCAACGATTTTTAAACTCATTAAGGATACGATACTCGGACGTTTCAACAATAATTACTTCATGACCAGCAAAGACCTCTTTTAAGAGTAAGGCTGAGCCTGCTCCATCAAGGTCTGAATCAGTAAAGATAAGTATGTGCACGTATATACTTAATACCTCTCAGGGATAAATCAACTCTGGGCAAATGCTGCAAGGGATGATAAAGTATTATCATCTTCTAGATCATCTACATCATCAGCTTGCTCAATAGACAAAGTAGAGTAGTCAATTCTCATAGCTTGAGTCATACCTCGAGGACCATAACGGTTCTTCATCATACCCAATCTAATAATACCTAAGTCTCTATCTTCATCATTCTGGAAGATCGACATAATAACATCAGCAGTAGCAGCCAAGCCAATCGATTCAGAGATAGTAGCTAGATCAGGATTATCTTGATCGAAGCCAGCTCGGTTCAACTGAGTAGCACTAATAATAGGGCAGTTAAACACGTAACTAATGGCTCTTACCTGTTCAGTAACATTCTTAATACGCTCATAGGAATTATTACCAATAGGGCTATGAATGAGGTTAAGGTAGTCAATAACAATCGCATCTAAGTGAATACCTTGATCGGTAAACTTCTTAGCAAAAGCTTTAATAGTATTAGGAGTAATAGTCGAAGGAGGAAATTCTTTGATATAGACATTACCATCACCTTCAGTCATAGCAGCTCTCAATGAAGGTCCATTAACAGCCATCTCCTTCATAGGAATCTTAGATACATGAGTACAAATACGACGAGCATAAAGTAACTCGGACATCTCAAGAGTAATTAGCAGGACATTCTTACCTTGCTCTGCAATATTAGCAGCAACGTTACCTAAGAAGATAGACTTACCAATATTAGTCTCACCTGCGAAGACATATAGTGACTTACCATCTTTAAGAAAGCCACCATCAAGAGAGTCATCAAGCCATTCCCAGTTAGAAGGGATCTTATCTTCTACTGTAGTAAGATCTTCAATAATAGTATCAATGTTATCTTTAACACTAAGACCTAAGTCAGTAACAAGACTAATATTACAACTCTTCTCAAACTTATCTAGGATAACAGAAGTATCAACCTCACCAGCTGAGATAGCCTCAGCAGATTCCATCATAGTACAGTATACAGCCTTCTCCTTAAGGAACTGCTCAGTATTCTGCAGTAGCTCATCCTTATCAATACCCTTATCAATATCAGCAAAGCTACCTACTAACCTTCTAAAGGTCTCCTTGAGCTGATCAGTAACTAAGTACTGCTTAATCTCAGTCGTAGTAGGAAGTTTGTTACGAGTCTCATTGAACTCTTTGATGATAGTAAAGATGTCAGATATATCTTTACTCTTGAAGAACTCCGGCTGAACATTATCAGCAATGGTACTAAGATAACCGCTATCAGTTAGCGCGTTATACATAAGTACGTTTTCGAAGTAATCTAAATCAAGCTTAGCCATCGTAATCAGTATAATAGATTAGTTTTAATAATCAACTAGATCTTTACAGTCTTACCAACGTACTTTTTGTACTTCTTAAGGAACCACTTCTGACCATTTGTCCAGTCTTCAGTAAATTCTCTAAGGCCAGGTGAAGCATGAGTGATGTATGCATCAATCACTCCACATTTGAACCCCTTTAGTGAGGCATCAAGGGTATAAGCAAGGTCGTAGAAGTGGAAACCAGCAGGACATGACTCATCAAATCGAATCTTCTTAAAGACCTTCCTCGAGATGGCCAAGAATACACCATCCATAATAAGAGCTTGGTGTGGGTAAGGACCAAATGCTGTCATTGACTTCTTACCTTTGTTCAAATGAGCTACTGCACCATGTAGATTACCTCCTTGGAAGCCTCCACCCATAAGATGCCATAGAGCTGGTTCTTGAATCTTAATTTGTGAAGCTCCTGCTACACCTAAGACATCATATGTCTCAAAATGCTTCTTTAGCTTCTCATAATCAAAGTTCTCAAGTACAATATCATCATGACATAGAACAATATGATCAATGTTCTCCTTAATGGCAAAGTCAATCGCCTTGTTGTATACAGATTGAAGGGAGTCAGTGTTGTGTTCTTTGAAGAAGACTTCAAGATCTCCTTTTGTGTGGTGTAGAAGGGTATCTTCACGCTTACCCTTTGTAGCAGCACATATAAATAGATTGTTGTTCATTATAGGAATAGGAAAGGTGATTCATGCTTAAACTCACCTACTTTATTAAAGCGAAGAGTCTTTTTATTAAGGCGTCTAATCTCACCTTCCTTTAGTTCTTTGTAATTCTTACCAGGTAATGTAGAGTAGCAGCCTTTATCATTGTAGTGTAAGATGGATCCAACACGAGCGATGTATAGTTCATTGGTATCACAATCAACAATGGATACAGCAAATGAGCCTTGACACTCTTCTAGTGCTTTACGAATATAGGTAACTGGATTAGTTCCTTTTGTTCTATCGTCCTCCATAAACTTCTGAATCAAGTTCACGATTAAGGAACTATCAACAGGATTTTCTAGGTATGGAAGAAATCTATTACGAATAGCAGCCTCATTAGTCAATACACCATTATGGAATACCATAAATGACATTGTATCGAATGGATGTGATGTTTCATAAGCCCAATCACGCATTGCTGAAGTTGGAGCTTGTACATGACCGCAGTTGTAGTTAGATTGTTTAGAGCCTTTAACATTATCCCAATCAATCTCACCTTCTTTCTTCATGACAAATTGATCATCATAAGTAAGTTGGACGAAACTACTTGCAAACGTACCCCTACTCTGGTTAGCGGTATATAACACCTCTAACATAGACTTATCGGGAGCTCCAAAGATAGCACACATACAATATAATTTAATCTATTTCTAGAGCTTTGCAAGCTTAATGTTTTGTTCCTTACGATACTTAGCGGTGAGTTCCTTACTCTCCTCTTCACGACCATAATAGAGACGAAACTCTTTAGGAATGCGCCAGAAGAAGTCCATAGCACCAGTCTCTTCATGGAAGGCGAAGGTATAGTGAGGGTACATGATACCATCAACTTCGATCCACTTCTTACGCTTCTTTTTAGTCTTCTCAATACCAACCTTAGCAAGAGTATTCTTACCCAAGCCTTTTACCTTGAATAGATCATCACTACTGCGGAAGGGGCGCATGCCAACAATATTTTTAGCAGTATTCTTACCTACGCCAGGTAAAGCACGTAACTCCTTATCGTTCATCTTATTGAAGTCTCTAAAGGATAGCTTCAAATCACCAGTTTCTTCAGCTTTCTCAACTACTTTCTTAGTAGTCTTCTTAGAAGTCTTCTTAGAAGTCTTCTTAACTACCTTCCTCGCAGTCTTCTTAACTACCTTTTTAGGAGTCTTTTTTGCAGGTTGTTTCTTTGCCATACCTTATTATAGGATAGTTCCTTTTAATTTGCAACTTTTTAAGGTAATCCATAAGCTATGGTATAAATAATGGTATGAGTTCCTTCACCGACCTATTCAAAAGGGTACAAGTTCTTAGCGAAGCAAAAGTTTCTCCAGTAGGAAAACAAGCGCCGGTTTTTGCTAATGTACCTAAGCAGATGAAAGCCGCTGGTATGGCGTCTTCTTCACGTGATGCAATGATTTTCATCACTCAAGTTTTATCTCGTCTTGATATCATTACTCCAGAAGTATATGAGATGACAGTTAAGGGTCAACATAGGGAACGTATGGAAAAGCTCATGACAATCTTGAAATCCAAGGAAGACGAGATCAATGCTAAGTCGGACGAGATTGCTGAGTACATTAATCAGAATTTAGATAACTATACATCCGGTGCTGGTGTAGATCGTGGTCGTACTGAAAAGTATAAAGAAGTAGCCAAGGCTATGTCACAGGAAGTTCAGAACATTAAGGCCGGTAAGGAAGCTGATGATGCTCTTCGTGATATTGTTAAGACAGCTGATAAAGATACAGTTGAGACTCTCGAGTTTAGTGCTGAAGATACTACAACCATTATTGAGATTAATACCGGTAACGTAGCTAATGTTGAGAAAGTAAAAGCTGCTGTTGAGGAATTTGCTAATGAGTTGGGTGTTGAAGTAACTGGTAATACAGTTGAGTTCTCCGTTGATGAAGGTTCACAAATCGATCAGATGGTTAAGAAGAATGGTGTTGCTGAAACAGAAGCTTTCTTTACAAGAGCATTTGAAGGTGATTATCCAATCAGCGTTTCTATTATCCCACCAGCAGGTGCTGAAGAGAAGGAAAAAGTAAAAGCTGTAACAGATGCTATTTCAAGTAAGCCAGAAGGAATCGAAGGTCGTGAGCATATTGCAAGTGTTGGTGCTGCAGCAGATAGGTTTTTGAAGAAGCGTGGTTTAGAAGATGCTGAAGATGCTGAAGGTAAGTATGATGACAACGATGGTGAAGAAGAGCGTTGTGATTATGTTCCTTGTGAGGATGGTGAGCTTGGCTGTAAGTGTGGTGAGTGTCCAGATTGCACTCCTAAAGAAGATGCTGAAGTTACTCAACTTGATCCTCGTGTTATGGAGACAATTGATGTAATGATTGGTGCTGCCTTGGAAATGGAAGATACTGAATACCCTGAGGTTAAGGGTATGGTCGAGGCTGGAATTGGTCGTGAGCTTACTGATGAAGAGCGTGCATACCTTATGGATGAGCTTGGTGTTGAGCCAGACGATTTTGAAGACGAAGAGGAAGTTGTTTCTGAAAGTAAGTATACTACTGCTGACTACCTTACAGACATTTACGCTGACGTTAAGCCAATCGTAGAAACACTTGAAGAGTCAGTAACCGTTAATGAAAATGGTCAAACAACTCACACACAACAATATCTCGTTGAGAAGCGTGAAGAAGCAATTGAACAGGTTTATACAAACCAATATCTTACAGAACAGAAAGCATCGGACTCATTGC